ATCAAATGCATATATTTTATTCATAAGACTTATTTATTTCTCTATATCAAAGACACTGTTATTAACTAATTACTACAAATAAAATCCTAAATAGTTTGTTGCATTATGTAGTATTAGCACAAAAACAACGTAATTATGCTGCAAAAGTAACGTAATTTACTAGAAGCGGAAATTAAATAGATAATTAATTAGATAATTATGCTGCCAAACATAGGATAATTGACATATTAACATTGCAAATGTGCTACTTTTTCCTCCACCTATAAACCAACCACCCCACAATAAACAAACCTATTATACCTATATACACTTTATCCTTATGCAAATCCCACCATGATAGTTCTACGACAGTTTCTTTTTGATTCAGCAAAACATTAACCTTATTACTAATAGTATCAAGTCGATTCGATAACTGCTGCAAAGTAATGGATAATGTTTCATCAACTTCTATTCGTTCCTGTTCCTGCTTGGAAGCGGTGGTAGTACTTTCTTTGACCGGATATTGCTTCCCTGTTGAATCCGGATCAGACAAGTAAACAGTTGTATTTTCAATCTTCAGATCACTTAGTTTGTCTGTAGTAATTTTCGTTTGCTTATTCACATCCAGCCGTAGTGATTCAATTAAGTTTCGCAAATACAAGAAATCCCCTGAATAGTCAATCTGTTTCTGCGTCTCGATATTACGAGAAGTTTTGCAGGAAGTAAACCATATTCCCGACATCAGGAATATGGTTATATAGATTAGCGCTTTCATGGTCGGATCACTGTATTACGAAGAAAATTAGAAAATTCACTCCGTACATCGAAACAGGGGCATGCCTTGATATATTCCCTAGACTCTACCTCTCCACTGCCATCCAGATCGGGCGAAGTATCACGATGTCCGAGCACTTCAATTATAGGATATTCCTTACAGAGCTTCGCGACCAATTCACGCAAACTAGCTTTTTGAGCGGGCGTCCGTGTATCAGCAGGTTTTCCGGCTGCATCTAAGCCACCGATATAACAGATGCCAACACTATGCTTATTATATGAAGACTCTGAAAATCCTTTGGTATTGCAATGGGCCCCGTCAATACTTAACGGTCGCCCATTCTCAACCATTCCGTCCAAGTCAATGACAAAGTTATAACCTATTTGGTTAAACCCTCTTTGTTTATGCATACGGTCAATGTCCTTTGCATGTAAATCCTGCCCGGTACGTGTGGCAGAACAATGGATGATAATTGCATCAATAGTTTTCATTTTGCGTCTCCTTTTTGTAAGTAGTTCGTTAAATATGGTATGTTCTTTATAAACTCGACACTTAGTACATAATGCAGGAAAGCTACTACCTTGTAACCATTACTAGAGTTAGGGAGAATCTCTTTTATGTTTCGAAGAATGTTCACCCCGTAGAAATAGAAAACGCTATACGTAATAAATGAGACACATTGTAGCGCACCTTCCGGATTTCCCTTGTGTTCACCTATAAAGTAGATGCAGCTAACCAAGGCAAAGAAAATAGTTGCTTCTACGATACACCTCCAAGCTTTTTTAAAAGAAAAACTCTCATGATTGATAAGGAGTGCAGTAAGCAGTCCACAAATGAAATTAAGAGCAAATACTGCAATAAGACTTTTGATCTCCCCAGAGATAGGATTGAGATAAGCAGCTATGCCGGTAATCAATCCAATAAGTAAGTTTTTGAAATAATCCATAATCATTTATCTAAAATATTAATACTTCATTTCAAGACCTCACCACAATCGTCAATGGCTGTCTGAAATACCTTCTTCACTTCGCCAGAGGTTAGCCCATGATCCTCATGTAACGAGAAGCCGGTTACTCCATTTCGCGATGCATTGAAGAATCCGACAGTCGTTTCATCCTTAATGATTTCGGCAGTAATATCTTTGACTGCCTCGGTGCCACGGGTTGACATTCTGTATTTAACCCTGATAGCTTCCGTAACCTTAGTTGTAGCGGTACTGTTAGTTGCTGTGATGTTCATTCCTTGTTTCCTCCTTCTATTAAATCATAAATTTGTCCGTATGCACCAGATACAAAGAAATCTGCACAAATTTCCTTCAATAAGGTTGCATCTTCTGTCTCTATATCAAGTACACCACGATTGTTAATAATCTGTTGTAACATTTTATACGCACGCAACTTTTTCGACATATCCAAACCCTGTTGAGGGTTAGAACCTGCTGCATACAATGCCTCTGAAACCATATCACGGAGATACTGCTTTACCTCTTTACCGTTGACTACTTTAATAGCTTCATTGCCTTTAAAATCGAGTAAAGGCCTGTTTAAATTGATTTTCATAATTATTTATATATTAAGCGATTGATACCAATAACCCTTTTCTGAATTTCATATTACTACCAAAATCGAAATCAATACCTTGGTAATAGTTAATCCCACCATTTCCATCCCTAGATGTAATACAGCCAAAATTATCAGCTAAGCACAATTCACTTGACAATGTTCCTTTCACGTAAACACCTCCATCAAAGAAGCCGGCATACGTTGTATTTGCCTGTGGATAACTCCGGTCTGATTCTTTAAGATTTCTCGACGCATAAATACAAGCCCCACCTAAATTTGAGCCAATCGCAGCAACTCCAAATCGTCCATCGGTAGCTGCGTCGAATGTTACATTTACAACACCTTCTTTTGATGTTCCGGAGCCTAATTTCAAACTGCGAGATGTTCCACCGAAGTACCCTGAACGTGTCCAAACAAGACGACCACCTTCAATGGTAAAGCCACCAATAAAACCGGAAACTGCTTCAATGTGCCTAACCTTTATCAAATCAGTATTCAGGTAACCGCCTACCACAATGGTAGTGCCTAACTTCGCATATTCAACTGCATCCTCAAATGCCAACTTACCTAATCCGTCTCTATCAATTTTAGAGTTAATCACTGTCTGCAGGTCACTATGCAGTGCGGTGATTGTAACAGCACCTTCTAGGTTAATCTTTGAAGAGTGAATCGTCGTTTCACCTGCTGCCTGGTTAATATAGGATATAAGCGTATTGCCGTTTTCCAGTTCTTTAGAAGCATATATCTTATTGCCGTCTGCTGTGGTAATCCACCCGGCAGTATCTATCCGCTGCGTCAAGCTATCAACTCGAGTTACTTGTGCGGAGATTTGAGTATTGAGCACTTTCAGATCGGCACTACACTCATCTGAATAGCTTTTCAATTTGTCTTGAATAGCTTTGTTTGTTCCTTCAACAGCTGTATTGAAACTGGCTAAAGCAGAGTTGAATAAAGCGAACTTATCATCTACATTCTTTTTTTCCTCAACAGTCGTTTGTCCATCTGCAATAGCCGTATTTATTGCAGCAATAAGATTATCAATTGCACCTGACAAAGAAACCTTAGCATTAAGTAGATCTGTTTTAGCAGAGCCTTCCAGATAGGCATTCACGTATAGTTTATTATATGTAGCTTCAACGGCAGATTTCGTATTCTTAACTGTATTCAGATACTTCTCTATTGCTTTCGCTTCCGCCCCGTCAATAATGCCATCAGCAAAAGCTCCATCTACGTAGTCATGTAAGCCATCGACTGAATCGGCTGCATCTTGTGCAGCCTTGGCTGCGTTCGCAGCGTCCTCTAAAGCTTGTATCGCTTGTTTCAGTGCCTCGTCGGAATATTCCTTTAGTTTATCCTGTATTGCCTTATTAGCTTCCTCAACAGCTGTGTTGAAAGTCGCTAAGGCTGAATTAAACAGAGTAAACTTATTATCTACCTCTCTTTTTTCCTCTACAGTGGCCTGTCCGTCAGCGATGACCGTATTGATAGCATTTATAAGGTTCTCAATACTTCCCATCAATGTAACCTTAGCATTGAGCAAACTAATCTTTGCAGAGCCGGATAAATAAACATTCGTGTAGAGTTTATTGTAAGTTGCTTCGATAGCCTGTTTGGTATTGTTGACAGTATTGATATACTTTTCAATAGCTTTTGCTTCTGCTTCGTCTATAATTCCGTCAGCGAAGGCTCCATCTGTATAGTTATGAAGTCCTTCCACTGAATCAGCAGCATCCTTGGCCGCTTTAGCTGCATCCTTTATTTCCTGATGAGCATCTTCCCATTCAGATAGATTTTCTAATCCGGAGGAACCGGCTTTAATTTGAATATTTCCGCCTATTTCCCCTTTTACCAAATCGAAGTACGTCTTTCCGTCCGGCGAAATAATCCGTTCTGTTGTTACACGTCCCGGGAGAATCTCTGTGAATCCGTATAATTCGACAAAACTTCTACTACCGTCATACTCACTATTAAGCACTCCAGTGAGTAAATGATAATATCCGGTTATCTGTTCCATTTTAATAGCCGTTTCACTCAAGAGGAATGTCCCTGTTTGATTCTCCTTGCTAACTTTGGCATACAGATAATATTTCTTTACCGGATCAATAAGCACCGGAGAATTGTATTCAGCCATATCCCAGTACTTGTATTCATCTGCCTTGTGGGAAGAAGAAAGAGAGTTAATGCCTAGTGTCAAATGCTGAATGATTCCTGCCGGAGCGTTCAGTATTTTAGTATTGGCATTATAGGTGATATTATGAGCTAATTGAACCGGATTCGTTTTTGAATTGACAAAACGGAATTGCAAACTTTCATCACCTACAAGCAGTTGCATGGTTGAAACGGTTATCGGATTGACAGAGCCGGAGAAATTCAACAGTGCATCTTCAAGCATAGACATCGTTTCCTTCGCATCTCGGAACCGTCTCTTTGTGAATTGAAGTGCATCCTTATGCTTCTCAATAACTGTCACCTCGTTAGTTTCGATCTTGTTCAGATCACTTGAAACAGACGTGCCTATCGGTTCGTTAGACAATTCAATTTCGGGTGAATACGGATTATTCACAAAACGTTTGATTCCGATCATCCGGATAAGAGAACCTTCCGGATGAAACTGTGTGTCAGAGAAGTTTACATATCCACCTAGCACAATCTTTCCGCCTATCTCCAACCAGCGTTTTTTAGCCCAAATACCGTCCAATGTCCCGGTAAATATGAATGCTTTATCTTCATGTTCATAGAGGTATTTAGCAGCTTCCTTGAAAGCTTCCCAGCTCGCACCCGTTTGTGTACTATCGTTACAGATATAAGCCTTCGGCAATTGCATTCCGAACACTGCGTATGTATCACCAACCTTCGGTCGCCAGACTTCCGGCTCCGGCATAGTAATACCATCAATTTCCTGCGGAACAATTTCAAATCGACGTGCCTCTTTCTTGTCTTTCGCTTCATGGATATACTTTACTTCGAACTCCTTGCCTGTAAGCATACCAGTCTGGAAAATAACCGTCATTGTTTCTCCTGCTATGAGACAATCTTCGAAATTCAACTCTTCAGGAATGTCTTTATCTACAAAGTCAAAGAAGTTATTCTCCTTGTTCACTTCAATAACAGAACTAACAGTACCAACACGGGAAGGATAAATAGCTGTACAGTCCAGACTATCTTCCTTTGCTGTTGTAAGTTCTTTATCAGCACGCATGACACAAGTTCCATCCGCATCTGTCTTATACGTTTTCCCTTCGTAAACAAGAGTCTTATTCTTTGGAAGTAACAGGTATTTAGATCCGTATGTAGAATAATCAATATTGCGATCTGTAGTTTCTACCAAAATTATTTCGGGTGGTATATCCCCAGAAGTCCTACCAACACCGACCTTGAAGCCGTGGCCTTTACCATACGACAGTTTCAAAGGGTTCTCCTTGTTATACTCAACTTTACGCAGATGGATAGTCTTAATTTGCTTTCCATTCACAGTTTCTTCAGTGATCTGCCATTCTGTTTCATATAGTTCTGCAAGTTGATTGAGAGCGTCAAGTATATAGGTGTGATTGTAGTTGATTACTTTCTCCGTTCCCTCGATACAATCACCGACTTTCCACCCGGTACTCCGACGGTTCAGGTTCTCAACAAGTAGACGTAGATGTTCGTGTGCCTTAGCTGTATATGAGAACTTAATACTTCTGTCAATGGTATGGCGTACTTTCCACAACATCGTATCAGCCTTCCCAGTTTCCAGAATCAATGTATATTCGAAGTTACGTTCACCGTTTTTCTTGAAATTGCTATCCTTCTTCAAAGAATAACGCTTTCCGTAGAAGTCACACCAAGAGCCAACCGGTATTTCCAAGTATCCCGGATGAGAAAAATACAAAGTGAGTGTATCTTCTCCCATGATAGCTTCATAAGAGTAGCTTTCATCCTTTACTTCGATTTTTATTTCCTTATCACCATTATATAAAATCATATCACCTTTAGAATTATATCCTAAAATATAAACGTCAAATAGAAATGTGTTGAATAATAGGCATAAAAGTAAGGAAATGATAGACGAATCATTGCCAAAATAATATATAACACACAACATCAACGGCATTGTCACGAAATAAATCAAAATGAAAAATATTTAAAAGAAATCACTCAAAATGTAGTTTAATTCACCTAAGTTCTCTCGAGACTACGTATGCTTTAGCTGATCTATCGAACGCAATAAGCGTAAATCTATCCTTGAACGGTTATGCAAAATTTAATAATGGATTACTTGTACAATGGGGCAGAGTTGGAGGTTCATCTACAGCTTCGTATAGTGTGACTATGCCTACATCTTTTTATAATACTGAATATAAAATATTTGCAACTGTATATAAGCCTAGTAGTGACTCCGCCGTATATTCATCATCTCCTTTGGCAATAAATAAAACAGTTAGTAGATTTTATTTGAATAGAAATTATGCAAGTGGGGGGACTACTGGTTTATCACAAGAATCATGGGACTGGTTTGCGATAGGTCGGTGGAAATAAATTAAAAACAAATATCATGAAGTATTGGAAAAATGGATTCTACGATGAACCGGTAGACGGTTCGGTAGAAATTATGGATGAGTATTACAATCAACTATTAGCAGGGCAATCAGCTGGGTTGATTATAGTTGAAAGCAAGAATGGCTACCCAATATTGGTAGAATATGAGTACGACATTGAAGAAGTGCGAAAAATGAAAATATCTGAAATACAGATGTTTGACAAATCGGCCGATGTCAATTCTTTTAAAATTGAAGGGGAAAGTGTATGGTTAGACAAATCCACACGTGTTGGATTATTTAACTCAATTTCGATTGAGAAAAATGTAGGGAAAACGCATACAACCCTATGGTATGATGCAGTGAAGTATGTTATCCCTATACCTAACGCTTTAGCAATGTTGAATGCCTTAGAACTGTATGCACTCAACTGCTACAATGTGACACAATCTCACATCGCAGCAGTCAGATCATTGCAGACAATTGAGGAAATTGAAAACTACGATTATACGATAGGGTATCCGGAAAAGTTGAGCTTTCTGGGATAACCAGTTTTGAAGCTGTATGCTTCAATTTCTTCTTTTGTCTCTAATTGACTAATAGCCTTCGTATGCCTTTGTGTCGTGTCATAACACGCAAGGGTATACAATTCTAACTGTTGTAACATGTCAATAGCTCTTTCGATTGATAAGATAAACTTTATATCACCAATCCAGATACTTGTTTCAGATCGTCCGGCTTCTTTCTCAATATTGATTGAGTTCATAAGCCCCACACGGGTACTTTTGTTTAACCAACCGAATACGTCATTAATACTGAATTGATTTACTGTTTCGGATAAATCATAAAGTCGCAATTCATTTAGTTTTTGCGCTCTGGTTTCTTCGATAGTAGCTTCGTGCACAACTAAGATCGGATATCCCTTTTGGCTTTCAGCTATGAGTAGCCCGGCCGATTGTCCTACCAATAACTCCTGATAATGTTCTTCTGTAATTTCTACCGAACCATCTATAGGTTCGTCATAAAATCCTTGTTTCCAATACTTCATGATATTTGTTTTTAATTTATTTCCACCGACCTATCGCAAACCATGTAAAATCCCAGCCAGTCCAAACGATAGCCGGAGTTGAATTTATTCCACGGGTAAGGAATTTAAAATATGATTTATTCTTATTCTTAGGGTCATAACCCGGAGCATACACAAATGATTCACCTGTAACGTTTATCCCTCCAGTAAGATAAACGTTATAATTAGTATCATAGAAGCTGGTAGGGAAATACAGACTAGTTGTCCCCGTTGCTCCGGCTCTTGTTCCCCATTGCATTAATAAGCCATTACTATACTTAACATATCCGTTTTGTCCTAAACTTTGACTGTTTACTTGAATTGCATTAGTTTCGAGAGAACTTAGTAAAGTTTTCTCTGCATCAGTCATAAATTTTCTTGTAGTACTTTCTTCAATCATTGATGCTGGATGAGAAGCCGGATGAGAGTAATTATTAGCTCCGGAGGCTATTCCACTAAGTTTTGTACGTTCTGCATCCGTCATAAAACGATGAGTCGAATCTTCTTCAACGTCCGTCGCTGTATGTTTATGAGAACTTGCAGCATAACTACCCTTAGGTTGGTATACTGAATCGTGGTTGTGATTTCCTGCCGCTTTACTATTCCAAGCATCTTTTTCCGAATCTGTGACAAATCTATGTATAGAATCATCCGTGATGTCAGATGCCGAATGCTTATGTGATAAAGCTGCATAATTCCCTTTTGGTTGATACGTAGAATCATGATTATGGTTTCCCGCAGCCTTACTGTTCCAGGTCTCTTTTTCTGTATCAGTAACAAAGCGGTGAGTACTATCCGGAGTAATATCCGTTGCTCCGTGTTTATGCGAACTCGCTGCATAACTTCCTGCTGGTTGATAGACCCCTGCATGATTGTGATTAGATGGAGATGCACCTACTTCGCTTGCTGTGTAACTAGGTTTACTAGCAGCCTTCGCCCATGCAGGCACATCGCTCGCAGGCATAGAGGAGGGGAAATCACTGATTTCAGACTTTTTGTGAGTATGCGCTTTCGGTACACGTGTATCACTTAGACGTGCATCATTTCCCTCGCATACGGTTCCTTCCGCACTACCAAAATTCTTATTAAAGGCCGAATTCTTGGTAAATGCAGGTTCATAAGTACCTGCATGATTGTGATTAGATGGAGATGCACCTACTTCGCTTGCTGTGTAACTAGGTTTACTAGCAGCCTTCGCCCATGCAGGCACATCGCTTGCAGGCATTGAGGTAGGGAAATCACTGATTTCAGATACCTTATGCGTATGCGCTAATGGAGGCCGTGCATTACTCAAACGCGAATCGTTACCCTCACATACAGTCCCGGCGGTCGTACCGAAATTCTTGTTAAAGGCGGTCAGTTTAGTGATTATCAGTTCATATCTGCTATCATGGTTATGGGAGTCCAAAGCTGCTTTCAATGCCTTTCCTTGTTCGGCAGAAAGCACTTTATTAGTCCCTCCACTTGTCAGATTATTAACAATATCAGAAATATTAAGTTTCTTTCCTAGCTCTGTTGCCATCGTCGTGGCAAAGTTAGGATCATTGTTAAGTGCGTTCGCTAACTCAATAAGTGTATCGAGAGCATCCGGAGCACCGGCAACAAGTGCATCGACAGCAGCTTTCACTTTTGCATCAACTCCCGATACAGCATTATTAGCAGCCAGTGCAGCAGCGTTCGCATCGTCAGTCGCTTTTTTTGCTAAACCTGTCTGCTCAACAGATGCATCCTTGGCCGTATTTGCTTCATCTGTCGCTTTCTTCGCTAAGGCGGTTTGAGCTTCTGATTCAGCTTTAGCAGCATTGGCCCCTGCAGCCGCAGTAGTTGCAGCATCTTTAGCTGCATTAACACTACCAGCCGCAGTATTAGCCGCATCCGTGGCTTTCTTAGCAAGGGCTGTCTGCTCAACAGACGCATTTTTAGCGGCATTTGCATCGTTAGTAGCTTTCTTAACGGCTTCAAGCTCTGCCGTGGCTTCTTCTGTTGCCTGTGTCATTTCCTGCACAATACCGGCATACTCTGACTTACGTTGAGACTCTGCTTCGACACGTTCCGTTTCAGCGTTTACACGCTTAGCCTCATTTGATCCGCGAGTACCTTCTGCAGTTTTACGCGCATCTTCATTCTGCTTTCTCTTGTCTTCTTCTGACGAACGGGAAGTTTCAGCCGTAGCGCGGGAAGTTTCAGCAGCGTTTCTCTTATCTTCTTCGGAGTCACGGTTTGTCTCCGCTGACTTGCGGGCGGTTTCGGCAGATACACGTTCAGATTCGACGGTAACGCGTTCAGATTCGGCAGCCACACGTGAGGTTTCATTCGTTTCCCTTGTCGCTTCATCTGCTTTCCGCTTATCCTCGGCAGAAACACGGGTAGATTCAGCGGAAGAACGACCACTCTCCGCAGTTTTTCGTTTGTCTTCTTCCTTCACACGTTCCGATTCAGCAGAAGAACGACTTGTTTCAGCGGTCTTATGTGCATCTTCATTACTTTTACGTGTTTGTTCATCCGACACACGTTTAGCTTCTGTATCAACACGTCCGGATTCAGCAATTACCCGTTTATCTTCAGCAGTTACGCGGGCCGCTTCTTCTGTCTTACGCGCATCTTCATTTTGCTTTCTGATATTTTCAGCAGAGGAACGTCTGGTTTCAGCCGTAACACGTTCTGTTTCGGAAGTCTTTCTTTTATCTTCTTCGGAGACACGGGAAGTTTCGGCAGATTTGCGTGCATTCTCATTAGCCACACGTTCGGATTCGGCATTGCCTCTTCCTATTTCGGAATCTTTTCTAACCTGCTCGTTAGATTCTCGTGTACCTTCGTCAGCTACACGTTTCTTTTCTGCATTATCCCGTGCAGTTTCAGCAGTAGAGCGTCCACTTTCAGCGGTTTTACGTGCATTCTCATTAGTGATACGAACGGATTCAGCTGCTTCCCGTGCCTGTTCTTCACGAGAACGTTCGGTTTCAGCAGTTTGCCTGGATTGTTCGGAAGCATTGCGACGGGATTCAGCGGTTTCACGAGTCGATTCATTCTCTTCAACTGTGGCTTCTAACTGCCTCATATCGGTAGTTGCTATTTGTGCATCACTCGTAGCCTTGAGCATATTATCTAATGCCGTCTGAATCTTCTCTAGCCCGAATTTAAGGCTAGTCTTAACACCGCTAACAATTCGGTATCCGATAGTGAAGAAGCCTTTCATGTCGTTAGCTTCATCTAATTCTGATATTCTTTTCTTTTTTAATGGCATGGCTTCTATACTTTTTCTATTTTCACTTTTCCGCGATTGACAAACACAGACAATTTGTTATCAGTAATATGTTCACAAAGAGACATATCTGATAATGTACAAGTTGCTATACAATCACAAACTTCATAAAGGGAACATTTGTGACATTTGAATCCTTCCAGGTCCCATTGTACCGCCTCATGATATTCTCCTTTAATTACGATTCCATTCATTTCTTTTTCATCCATGGCCTCTTCAATTTAAATCAATATAAAATTCTCCATCCTCTGTTATGATAAACTCACCCGCTTCGGATGCAAGCAAGAACTCCGTTTCTCCGATCCGGAAGCTGGTAAAAACAAGTTTTAAAGTGAACTCCCACCATACACCATTATTTAGCATAAAAGTATTTGTCTGACAGGACTTGTAATAACAGGGATAGCTTTCACTCCACTCATCGCAATAAAATATACGTTCCGCATCGGAATACTCATATCCTTCATCATCGACCTTGGCAGACAGTTTTGTGAGATCATGGAGTAGGGCATCGTGATTACGCCAGAATGCTTCAATTGTTCTGGTACGCATTAGGCATTTGAGAGATACTTCTTTCGTCTGAAATTTCACAACTTCACCATCGTAGATTGCTCCGTCTTGACGCTTAAAATTCTGTAATAGGTTCTTTTTTACCGTCGGAGCCTTTAGTATTTCAGCATTACTACCTTGCAATACGACTACGCCATAATCGGATAAGTCTTTGTCATCAATCTCGTAACCTTTAGGCATTGGAAGCTCATTTACGGGCTCCTGGTATTCGTAATCGACTTCTCGGGGGAAGTCGTTACTAAAAATAAATTTAGCAACTTCAAGGCTCGGATTAATAACATAGCTGCTTTGGGAAGACAGACGTAACTTATAACTCCTGTCAATGAAAGGAAAGTAAAATTCATGATAGCTTAAGTCAGAAAGTATATCAATCAATCCACCAATACCCAAACTGCCTATATACGCAAATTCAATGCTTACTTCGGCCGTATCCAATGCAGGACAAGAAAGATCGAATTCTTGTCCATCCTCCTCCGGCCAATCATTCTTATCTGGTTCCTTCATGGCAGGAAATGCTACAAGATTATTATAACTTCCCTTTGTAACACATATACCCAAGCTGGTATATGCCTCTATTCCGTCAATCAATAATTGCCCTTTCATCGCTTTAATGTTATACCTTTAGTGTTTAACGTGTCTATTCCCAGCTTTACAGCGTACATGAACTCTCTTATTTCCACAAGGTTAGATGTGTAATTGGAGATATCCGATAAATGGGAAACAATAGTATCATTACCCCGAAGCATTTCAGCCATATTCTTATCCATATTTATTAGATATGACAGTTTCTCTGCTATTTTCTCTGTTCCTGAATTAATACTCTTAACTTCCTCATTTATAGAATAAGTATGCGAAGTCATTACAGCAAAGCTTCCATCTAGTTTGTTGGCTGAATCTTGCGACATTGAAGCAAATCCTTTCTTTGATGCCTCACGCTCATCGTCGTTATCATTCCAGCCGAACATTTCTGCCATTGCATCTCGTTTTGCTTTCATTTCATTAGAGAGCTGTTGCCCTTCTGCCTTCAGTGCATTATACTCATCTTCAGTCACACCGTCATCCATAGCATTGTTAAGTTTTTCTCTCCAAGCCATTAAGCTGTCCATGAATTCTTCTTTAAGCATAGAATTTACGATGGCATTCTTCATATATTCCTCGAAGTTATCAGCGAAGTCAGCAGAATCGGCGTCCATATCATTAAGCAAGTCCTGAAAGTCTGAACGAAGAGAGCTGTAATCAAGAAGCGTGGTATCAGCTATTTGCTGTTCCAGCACCTCCGCTACCTGCCCGACACCATTTGCGATTTGATCTGCAAATTTCTGCGTGTCTGAATCAAGTTGAGACCAGAAGATACCGGCATGTTCCTGAAGTTCCGCAAGTTGCTCATCGGTCAAATCAAATAATCCAGTCATACGACCACCCATTTTCTTTTTAAATTCCTTTACGGACATGCCTAATGCCTCTGCAGCTTGTTTCCAACCTTCACCGGACATATCATCTACTTCATCATAACCCTTTGAGCGTGACTTTCCAGAAGCACCAGAATTTAAGTATTGTTGCCCCAGTACTCGGGCATTTGCGCTTTGTTCTTTGATATTGGCAATAGCAGCTTCATAAACAGCGTTTGCGGTATCTCCTGTCAAGGTCTCCGCTAACTCCAGCTGTTTCTCAATTATCCGATCAAGAATATTAATATAGGATTCATACGTTTCTTTCGCTTTCTCGTATTTTTCTGTCGTATCGTCCTTAGTGAACATACTGAAAATCTTTGTTGCTACCTGTATAACGGCACTAATAACAGCAAGAATAACAGATGCCTTCTCAACTGTACTGATAGCGTTAGCCGATGTATCTGCTGCCATTTCAACACCACTCATAGCAGTCAATGCAAAGGTTCCTATTTCACCAATTAAAGAAATAATCTCTCCGGCCGGTCCACCGATTGATTTTCCAACATCAGTTAATGCGTCTGATAATTCATCCAACTGTGCTTTTACGTCTTTTTCTGCTTTCTTTACCTTTGCATCCTTTTGTACTACCTTATCTTTCGCCTCATTGTATCTCGAAGTCTTTTCTTTTACTTTATCCAAAGCCTGTGCCTCGGTCAGATAAGCTTTTGTGGAATCAATTTTACCAGTCTTTTCGTTGAATTTTGAGGACTTGACACCATTCTCTATTTGTGCTCCACCCTTGACAGCCTCGGCAGTCTGACGGGCATTCTCTAATTCCATTTGCGCATTAGCTAACTCTTCCTCTGCTTCTGCTAATTCTTTCTTCTTGTCAGATAATGATTGAAACGGGTTACGTGAATCCAATTCATCCATAATTGATTGAATAGTACTAGTATATTCGCGAAGCTGGTCCGGGGAAAGAACTTTGGCAGCCGTACTCTTTGCATTCTCTAATTGAGTAAGCAGAGAATTAAGAGTTTCAGAAGACGTTTCTTTCAGATTTTCAAATGCACGAACATACTCCGGAGACTCTTTCAACTTATCGTAATCCAGGCCCATCAATTCCATTCCCTTGTTCTTTGTTGCTTGAGCAATAGACCGATCAATTTGTTCAACCTGTTCTGTATCTCCATTCTTAACCGCTTGCTTACGTTGTTCCTGCAAGGTGGCAATATCTTCGTTGAATTTTCGTTCAATAGCAAGGCGTTGGTCCGTATAGTCTTGATACTGATTCAGCAAATCAGCTAAATCATCCCCACGATTGTACTTTAAATCTGTAGTTTCCTTTTTTTCATTAGCAACTTTATCAAATGCATCAAACTGTTTCTTTACTGGCTCTGACTTGACATATGCTGATGCATTGAAGATTTTATCTTTATTGTCAGGATTAGCATCAAAGGCGGAACGAGCATCTTCAATCACTTTTAACTTTTTGTCTTCAGCTTCGCGACCAATAGCCTGTAATTCTAGTTTATGATTGAGTTCCCTTTGTTTTAGAACCTTTTCACTGCTCTCTTTAAGCTTATTTATTTCAAGCTGCTCTAGTTGGTTTGCAGAGTCTTCTTTCATACGCTGTTGCTCTCTATTCTGCTTATCTAGCAGGAGTTTATATTTCTCCTGTTCTTCACGTAGCTTTTTCGCTTGGTCATCCTTCTTGGAAGATGAATCATAGACTTTTAATTCTTTTTCAGCCTCCTTTAGCTTCTTGACATTTTCTTTATAAGACTTTACCACAGCAGAATCTATCCCTTTGAACTTTCCGGCATCCATTTGCTTCTTTTGTGCTGAAGCGATTGATTCCAATGCTTTAGTAGCATCTTCTTTTTGTTTTGTCCAAAAGGCTTTATTTTGAATGGCAGCTTTTTCTTCTTCTTTCTTTTGTTCTTCCTTTGCTTTCTTCTGAATTTCATTTATTTTCTCTACTTCTTCTTTTGCAAGACGGGCAGACTCTGCAGCTTCATTCTTCTTTTTGGCTAATCGTCCAATTCTTATACTTAATCCTGGATCTTCAATACCATCTTTTCTATTTTTTTCAGCTTCATCGATAGCCTTTTGCCATTCAGCGGTAGCTGCATCAAGTTCTTCTTGCTTCATAACAGCTCTAACCTTAATCCCCATTACATATTGCTCATTTTTATCTTTGTTGAGTAGTTTTAAAATATCATGGAGTTCCATTGTTTTAATCTTCTCTAAATCAAGATTTTTTAAAACATTTGGCATTATAGATTGAAGTTGTTTGTATGCACTTAATTTATCAAATTGACTGGATGTTTCATCTCTTATAATATTGACAAGACTTTCTGCCTTATTTTTCAATTCATCAAAATGTTTTTTTTGAGTCTCCATAGCAGCATTATGCTTTCTTATAGCTCTTTCGGAGACAGATTCTGCTGTAGCACATTTGTAAATTGCATACCCAAGCCCTGCAAATGCGGCAGCTGCTAATACATAAGGATTAGTTAACATTGCAGCAGCATTTTTTAGTTGTGCAATAGTTTGAGCTTTGAGGGCTTTTGTCAATAAGATACGAGAAGATGTATTCTTTGCAATCATTGTTGCCTCAATAGCGTACAAGCCTTTCTTTAGGACTAAATCAGCGGCCTCAATAGCACGCTGTCGATTTACAATTGCTGTTACCGTTGCATATACTTGCTTAGCAGTACTTACAGCAAGAATACTGCCTTTGTATCCTGCAAGGGCAGTCGTAACAACAACTATTAATGCTCCTATTTCTTTCAATGCTTCTTGAGCGCTTCCGTCAGCAAAGGCTTCATTCATAGATTGCGCTGCACTGGATATTTCCTTTAAGATTTCTTTTCCTAACGGGCGAAGGGCAGCTGTTATATTATTACCAAGAAGCTTCATTTGATTCTCGGCTGATGAGGACATTTCTATAAAAGCAGCTTCTGCGGCACCTGTTGCATTTTTCATTTGTTCCAGATCGGACGCAGCACCTACTGCATTTTGTCCGGTTATCATTAGTGCAGCCTGTAAAGCTTCGTCGGTACCCAATAATTCTTTCATTTTTGTAGTACTTCCGTTTGCTTCGTTATAGATCAGCTGTAATGCTTCCTGGAAAGAACGTCCGGAAAAGGCTGCATCACCTAAATGGTTAGCCGTTCCCATAATTGCCGCACGTATTTTAGTCATCGCTTCGGCTGTTGGAACACCTTGTTTGGTTATTGATACGACAGCTGCTAGCACGTCTTCAATATCAATACCGAAGGACGAGGCAATGGGAGCAGCTTGAGCAATACTCTTTCCAAGTTCTCCCATTGTAGTTTTACCAAGCTTGGCTGTGGTAAATAACATATCAGAAACAGATTCTGCTTCAGAAGCTCCTTTTTTATATGCATTAAGAATTGTAGTGATAGCATCTGCCGAAGTAGCCGTTTCTGTAACGCCGCCGATAGCAGCCTTAGCAGATACTTTTAGAATATTCATAGCATCCGCTCCATCATGTCCTGCAGATACAATCTGATATAGTGCTTTCGCTGACTCTACGGCTCCGACTGGAACCTCTCTAGTCATATCAATAACGCTATTCATAAAATCGGTAAGACTGCCTTTTATCCCGCTTGAAAGAGTAGCAACTTCTTTCATGCTTTGCTGGAACTGCTTTTCGAAGTTATATGCTTCTTTGGCTGCTTGAGTAAAAGCGATTCCCGCACTAATGCCAATCCCTCCGAATACATCAAAAGCGGTAATTTCACCGGCCATTGCCTTTATGATTCCCATCGCTTCTTGACGCCCGGAATATAGCCCTGAATTATCTATACCTGTAGCGAAATATAACGCACCATCTTTATTCTGAATACCCATATAGCATTTATTCTTAAAATATAAAGAGGAGGTAAAATTTGGCTATTTCGAGAAGAATAAGCATCTTTGCAGTGTTCTAAGACCAAGGAACGATTTTTATTTCAACGTATTAGGGAGTTGATTCGCCTACTATACCACAATATAGGCTATCAATTCCCTTTGCTACATAATCCTAATGCGTTGCAATAGATTATGTTCCTTGGTCGGAAAGAATAGGGGAGAGATAGCCTTTTTCTATAATATATAAATTACTATTCATTAGCGCCATGACCAAGGAAAATGAGAACGTATCTGTAGCGAATAAAAGGAACTACACAGAAGAAGAAATTAATGCTGCTTACAAGAAGGGCAAGGATGAAGGAAGAATTGAAGGGATGCTCGCTTATCAGAAAAGATTGATTGAGAATCTACAGCGGGATAATGCATCTCTCAATCAGAAGCTTCAGGAGATTAAAAAATAATCCCCCATATCTTCACAGATACAAGGGACTAGAAAACATACTCTAAACCAATTTATAAAAAAACAGTTAACCTAATATATAAACACAATGGCAAATTACCTTATCGTTTGACCTTTCCAGCAATATCGTTATATTTCTTTATCCTGACTGTCTTACTAGGGTCATCAAAAGACGGAAGTTCTACCCACTCATAATCTCGTCCTTCAACATTTCCGTCTTCGTCAGTCGTCTTATTACGCTGTCTCATCACAAATGAGTACTCCTGAAGCAATATCTCTATTAATCCATAGCTACTATCCAACGTCTGATTAAACGTTAATCCTAGAGCTTCTTTTGCAATAACTAAGAATCTGCTTTGGTTATATCCTTCCAACTTTGCAGATTCTTCCGAGCGGCTATTATCTCCGTCTCTCGTAGCGGGCTCACGTTCCGAAGCATCGTGATAGAGGTACAAAAAGGGTGATACCCTATGCGATATATGATTGCATTGAATAATATGCGTATATCCTCCCATGTCGTATTGTCAATGAGGGCTTTTTTAAACCATGCCGGTGGATCACTAGGCTTGTTATGAATGCCCAGGCAAACGACATCAAGAAGTAGTCCTCCATATTTATTCATCAATTCTGGAAAATCAGCATTCAGCTCACCATCTTTCACAATCATTTTATCAATATCTTCCTTTTCAATTTCAAGGAGAAGCGGACGAATTCTAAACCATGTCCGGACAGTGATAGGCTTTATTACAATACAATCACCGGGATCCTTTCCTTTTGGAATAGAATCTCGGTTAGTAAAATCAAATGGAATCTTGACAGGCTGCTCCGTTACAGATTCCGATTCTTGCTGAAATAAGTTCTTTATACTCATAATTTCCTCAAGGAGCCTAGCCCGTTGTACTTCCGGGCAATACTTCCGGTTATTTGCAACTAACCTTCAATACTTTCAGCTCCATCCTTCAATAGTTTGTTCCTGTAGACGGAATCGAACCGCCGGTCTCTACTTAATAAATGTAGCGCTCTAACCAACTTAAGCTATACAGGACCGTTAATTATTTTTTCGCACCACTTGGAGCAGCTTCTCCGCTTTCGACATTCGCTGCATTAGCTGGGGCTTCTCCGCCTTCGGCAATAGTAACTACTTCGCGCATAAAAGCGGTCTGTCTCTTACCGTCTACAGTAACAGCAGCCTGCATATATACACGAACAAGCAATAACTCTGCTTGTTCTGATCCGGGAGCCTGCGAAATCTTTGAGGCGATCTTACCATTCACGATGGTATAAACGACCTTCTTACCGTTTTTAGGTAATGTTTCGCACTGGAACGTTTTTGAAATAGAGGGAGTGTTAATAGGCTTTTTCCAAATGTTTTTTCCGCCTGTTGTATCTACTTCACCGCCTGCCAGTTCTTTGAGAACCTCATTTGATGGAGTAGGGATAGAGAACTCGACATAATCTGTCGTATCTTTCACAAGTTCAACATAAAAAGGTTCTTCACTGCCTTCCACTTCAATTTTTACTTCTTTGGGATCTGCAAAGTTGAATGCAACACTCCCTTTGGTCGGAAGGGGATAATCTTTGAGATCTGCACCGGGAACGCCGTCACCGACTGTTCCAAATTTAATTTTACCTACGCCCATAGCGATAGGTCTTACTTCTCCTGCCATAATTATTGATCTATTAAAATTTCTAATCTAATATTTGTACAAGCGAATTTCTCTTTCAAGTCCGGCATTGGAACACTCCAGAGAACTGTCACTTCTTTACATACACCGTCATTACTATTGATTGAATCAAGCGACTTCCGCACCTTACGCTTTAATTCTTTCATTCGTTGACGTTTTAACATACCATTCTCATCACTCCAAGGTACGAAGATATTGATGTTAACAGGCACTTTATTGATAAAGTCAAGTTCATTCAATTGCAGATGATTGATAACGATATGTTCATTGGTCAAGCCTGCTTCCGATTTGTCCTTGTAAATCATAACATCGGTGCCCGCAGCGGCCACAGCATTATAAACTATATCTACAGCGTCAAATTCATCCATAGCTACATATTACTAAAAAATAACTTCAATGTGTCTCTTAGGTATTTCTCACATTGCGTATTAGCCCCTGAAACGACTTCATACCCTTTAGCTTCCACGGCTGCCGCATACTCCATTCCTGCAACACCTACCAACACATAACCACCGGTATGCGATAACGAGACTTCCTTGGCGAGCCTGTGTCCCTTATATTTACCGGTAATTTTATCAGTTCCTTTGTCACTCTCTTGGAAGTTTTCTGTAAGCACTTCACCGTCTTTTGCAATCACATACCCGATAGAGGAACGAAGATTACCACTATGATCATCAAATGAAGCACTTTTACGAGCCACTTCGACAAACTTTTCACCAGCACCTTGTAGAAGTTTCAACATTCTTTCTTCTGCTCGGTTTTGAAAGTGATCGAACCAACGTTCTAGTGACTGTTGGTCGAATAGGGGAGTCATGCCGTTTTTCATACGTTGATAATTGAATGTGATTGATAAGGTTCCCAACAGATAACCGGTACATCAATACCCTTTGATGCAACTTTCAAACGCAAAAACTTACTATCTGCCGGCGGTTGCATTTTGGAGTAGAAATAGCCATGTACCTGTGTTTCATCACCAGCCGAATTGTGTTTTAAAACAATTCTTCCATCGCTTACCGGGTCGTAGCGTCCGGGGACAGATATTTCAACCGGTTTCCCAGGAACCCATTCACCATTAACTAAGTGCCCGTTAGCCTCAATAGTAACTATTGCTGTATGTGGATACCGTTTTACCATCTGTTGCCAGCTCTCCCTTTGATAATGATTCGTTTCTCAAGTTTAGCAGCTTTCTCCGGCTCCCCGTTCTCTATGTACAGTTGCTTTGCAGTCTGAATATAGAAAGAACGGGGATGAGTGATAGAAAGCTTGTTTTCACTGAAATCTTGAGAGTTTACCATCATGGCATACATATCAGCGACACAAAGACCGACTTGCTTCATGCTTTCAGTAGTACATTCCGCTTCGGGGTTGATACCCCGCCTAACGAAGACTACCTTATCCAAGAAGCCTTCCATATCCCCAATAGATGGATATTCCAGTATTGTTTCTCTGATTGTTGCCATTATAGTTTACTCTTCATCTGTTTTTTCAGTATCTTCATCGGCCGCCCATTCCTTGGCATCAGTTTTCATGATATACATTGCATCAGGATCGTTGACTACCGGGATGGCATTAGCTTCTGCTTTAGTCCACTCTTTGAACGGTTCAAGTTCAGACCACTTGCTGATAAAAACAAAGTCTTTTTTCAGTGTTGTTGCTTTCTTCTTGTACTCGACAGAATGTTCCGCTGCAATAGGACCATGTTGGATGTCACCGCATTGTAAATCTTCCAAAAAACAGATATTAGCGGCTTCCCATGGATTGATCGTAGTGCGATTATGAGAAGCATCTTCAATACGAACAGCCGGGCTCACTAAGACAACTTGAACACCTTCTGTATTCTCTTGTGCAGAGAGATATTCATTGATAACTTTCTTGGAGATAGTCAGCTTTTCTTTCTGATTGATCCAGCCTTTAACTTTCTCGATAACGGCTTTCTGTTTCTTCAATAAAGCAAATCGATCTTTACGCATCACTACGTACTTAATGGTAACACCATCAGCAGAGGCAGAAACTACTGTATCTTCAATGTCTTGCAATCCGTCTGCAGTGTTTGCATTTGCCCAGTCAGCAGCAGAAACCTTTTTATTTTCATTCTTCATACCACAACCAACAAATTCCTCGGTAACAATACCGTTATTATTGCTTGAGTTTAGAGTGAACCCACCTTTAGACATCAGCTGCATGCACCACCATTCGAAACGTCCACGAACAGCGTTATATACAAAGTCCTGATCTTTGAAAGCGAGGTCAAGGATAGATTTCAAATCCGAATCACCTTCACAATCACGGCTAAGTTGCCGGTATTCGTTCCAGTCGCTTTCATTCATACCACGCTTAACGGCAGTCTTGGGGATATCACCTGACATCTTACCTACAACTTCACGTTTCTTTTGCGGTGCAGAAGAATCAAAGCTGATAACGTCTGCAATAACAGGAGCACCTTTCTCTCCGGTCAAAGTTTCCCATTTCAGAGAATCTTTCTGCTTTACACCGAAGAAGTTAGGGAAGAATACCGGCTTAACCTTACGTGAGTTAAGTCGTGCTCCCATGTTCTTACGGTTCACTTGTTTAATTAAACTTCTTTCCATATATCATTATTTTAATGGATTAGACAAAACGAATAAAACCAAGCGTTGCCTTCAGGTCTTTATCAATCGGGTAAGGCATTACACTCTCATTAACAGTACCACGCACAAGGAGACCAGACTGTTGATTTGCAACAGTTACATCTACTTTGTTCATAGTAATAGCTTCCGGTACATACTTGAACTTGGCGGCATTAGCAGCAGCTTTTACGTTAGCCAAAATAAGCACATCACCAATAGCAGCAGCACCAATAGCACCAGCAACGGTAATTGTATCATAAGAAGCATTGCTCTTATCAATAGCAGCAATCAAATCAGACGCCCCCTTAAGAGCACCGCCAACTGTAATTGCTTCTCCGACTTTAAACAGATGCCCTTTTGCGACTTGTACTGCCGTGGCAGCAGCAGCGACGGCGGCTGTAACCTTTGCCGTTTTTACGACATGATAAAGTCCATTGGAATCTTTACCCACAATCACAAGCGGAGGAAGTTCGTCAATGATTCCCTTCAGTTCCGCACGAGCGATGGTTCCACCGCCTTGGATGTCCTCGATAATCTTCTCTATACCGGGAGCATACTGAAATTCAGTTTCTTTTTTTCTAAACATAATACAATGAATTAATTATTAATCTTCCAGACCGAGGCTGGCAACTCCGTTATCAGAACCTTCTTCATCTTCCATCAAGTCCAGCCATTCTTTCTCTGAACGCTCTTTCGGCTTGTAAGAGTTAGGCTTGTAATCACCACCGGCGACTTCATCATCAATAACAGATTGTTTGATTTCGGCAAATTCTTCTTGAAGCTCTTTAATCTGGTCTTCAACAGAAGTTTCAGAATTGACATCAATACGATTAAACCATTTTGCAGGGAGTTTAGAATCTGCAAACAATGCTTTAGCAGATGCCTGCTTCGTAGAAGTAGTGACTGTTGTAGCGACAGTAGAGACAGATGCAGCCAACTCGGAAATCTGTTTCTGCTGGGCTTTCAACAACTTAACAACAGAAGCAGGCAAGCCTTCGAGATCTTCGTCCTCGTCTTCATCTTCTTCGTCATCTTTCGGCTTCTTAGTTTTTTTAGTCTTAGTTGTCTCAATAGGTTTTCCATCCTTCAAACCGTATTTTTTCTCATAAGCGGCAATAGCAGCATCAATACTGGCTTGACTGCCTTGTTCATTTGATACCAAGTCCGGAAGAATATTATCCTTGAATAACCCAATATAGTTATCCAGATTCTCTTCACTTTCGATGTCAAAAAGAGCTTGCACCTTGGCCGCATACTTTTCAGGAATTCCAGCTTTTTTCAAAGCTGCTTTGATGGTTGCTAAAATCTTCATACTTTTTTCCTTAAAATATATTGGGAGTAAATTTTTCCTGCTTATATATTTTATTTCAGAATCAAATGCATACATTTGTAATTAAGTTAAAGCGTAGAATGGATTATATAGAAGATAGACATGAATATTACAATGTGTATATATCTAAGTGTACACAATGCAAGCATTTTAATTTTGATAAATTAAAATGCCCGGCATACCCTAATGGTATTCCTGTTAAATACCTTGATGGTTCACAGGTACATGACAAAAAAGAAAGCGACCAAAAAGGGGAGTTCGTCTTCCTAAAAGAATCCAATTAACTAGTTTTCGCTTTTGTATAACTCCATCCCATTTTTTCGGATATCCGTTTCCATAATATATGATAATGGACCACTGAAGCCATTGTTGGGGATAGTGTATTATTATTGATTCTAGCAGTAAACTCTGCTCTTAGTTTGTTATTCTCCCGATTCACTAGCTTTTCGAATTTACTAATTGTAATTCCCCATCCTTCTTCGGGACGTTTCATAGCGAATGTATAATTAGGTGTTACAGCTCTCATTTCTGATACATTATGGGCTATTGCAAGATACATATCAGCCGGACTGAATGAGTTGCCAATTCGTCCCAAACTCTTTTCTGGCTCTTGCCAGCCTCTTGGGTGATTATGTGTAAAAATGCAATCCTTCATCTTCGCACATTCTTCATCCGTAAACTCAACACTATATTTGGCTCCGCGCTTATCGATTACAACATTACCATTCTTGTCAAATAAGACTCCTGTCTCAAAGCTTTTATTCAGGCGTATTTCATTCTCTGTGTTGGTTATTTTGTTATAGAGTTTTCGTTCATTCCATTTTTGTTTAATATCTGTAATTTCAGCATCAGTCTTGATACGTTTAGGTTTAGAAACCTTTATAACTTCATTCGTAATAGGTTGGGAAACTATTTCTCTTTGTAGTCCTCCATCATTGGTAAAGTTATCCTTATACCAGAAAGCCGATTGCAATCCGTCTTTATTCTCGCTGACGAAATCCTTTGCTCCCTGGGGAATGTCTGTAATAACCTGCTCTTTCGGAACTGTGTCATTCAGCAGAAAATCCGCAAAATTTTCTGGTTCCATCGTAATGGGAGTAGCGAAGCAGATACAGAAAGGATGGAAGCCTGTAAACTTGAATGTTTTAGGATATTTTCCAACCATCGCATCACAGATCTTACACGGTCCGCGATTATTGGCCGAACGCTGTATCTCAATTCCTAGTATAAAATCCTGTTTACTCCAACGTTCATAGTCTGCACTACGATAAGCTGTGTTCGTAGTTGTTGCAGATGTTCGGAGAGCGTTCTTGTATGCAGAGCGGTATACACCTTGCCCTGGATGATAATCTTTCATCGGTTGTGATAGAACCAATTCACCTTTCTCATTTCGGATCCGGCGAAAACGTTTTTGGGGATTTTGCAAAATTTGCCGTATATCACTACTGATTCCGTTTGAATTACGTCCGGCAACTACGCCGCTATCAAGATAGAATTCGAGTTGCGATTTCGTTTGCTGTGTAATATTCCAAACTCTATCAGACAATTTTAGACCGTTGGAATCTATATCATTCTTTAGAGCCTCAAATGCAGATAGGCTATGAGTAAACATTCCATCCTTAGTTGCGCTAGAAATAGACATTCCCTTGATGAACAGGGAAATAAAATCATCATTCTTCCTCTCTGCTCGTTCCCAGCCATCCTTTTGGAATGCGGAAATATTAGCATATAACATTGATTCAAGGTTTAGTAGTTCCCGGTCAACCGCACTCTCTATTCCCTGATTGCTTATCCATACATTGTTTTTCCCCGCATCTGACCATTTACGGAGATACGGGGAAACAGAAAGTATAAACTGATTAAAGATATTGGCTATTACGGCCTGCTGTGCAGCAACTTTCTGTATATGCTGTTTATCGTAGAAAGAAAGTCCAGGCATAGTTAAAGTGTAGCTCCTAGGAATGAATTGTTTTGAGCGGTATCTTTCTCATCTTGTTTCTTGCGGGCTAACTCTTCTTCAACATCATCCGTATATGGTGAATTTTTAATAATCGTCTCTTTGCTATTGAATTGGGATGCTGTTTCAAGATTCTTTAGTTCTTCAGCCAGGTCCTGTGGGAGAATACTGCCAAACTCCACCTCAATAAAATTATCATTTAGCTGTGATGCATACTTAGTATGTGTGATGTTAGCCATTCCTGCTTGAACTATTGACACAGTACGTTGAACTGCAGGGCCGAAGATTTCCATCTGCTCACTGGCTTTAATTTCCGCGTCAATCAGCATAAATCGGCGAGATGTTCCGCTTAAATTACCTAATCCCATTAGCTTATTCATTGATAAATCAGGGCTGGAAGCTCCGGAGTGTATGGCATCGTCTAATTGGTTAAGCTCGAGTGTTACGGATTCGCAGGACTGCTGCCACGCTAAGTAGTCGGCATCACCATGATACGATGTACCGGTATCAGGGTCTATTTCCATTCCGAAGTTCAATTCCTTGCCAACGGTTTCTTTACTTGGTAGATTTGCAAGACCATAGGTTTTTAAAATTGGTTCAGAGAAATAATCGTTTGTATCTGACAAACGGGAAAGCCTCATTTCCTTTTTATCAATCAAGTTGGCAACATCTTCCCAATCAGGGCAATCTACTTCGGCATATACTACAGGAATCTTTCCAAAGAGGTTTTTTGTCTTTTTCACTAGCCAAATGCCGTCCATTACTCCGGAATAGATAACATCTTTCGTGTATATCTTCACGCATTCACAAGTACGGCCATTGACTTCTGCATTGTATTTATAGATGAAGCCGTCCATATCGTCGTCCTCGTCGAAATGTGGATAGAATTCACATTCGATATTGTTATCTTTAGGAGTAGAAAGAATCTTAACCTTTAATTGGCTTTTTCCATCATCCCGGGTAACTGGATAGAAAACAATAGCTGCTTTGGTTTCTGAAAGAACTTTTCTAGCAAACTCTTTCAAAACTGATTGCATCTTGAGTTTACGCTTATAGATATTCTTAAATTCGGTAAAACCGTTATTTGGGTCTTCAGCTGTGATAGTCATTTCACCACCAAACAAAAAGGCAACAGAGGTACGAACTATCTTCTTTGGTAGATTAGTCACAATTTGAGCGACTTCTACAGTTTTATCCTCTAGTCTCCTTGGCTTTTCTTCTCCTGTATCGGGATCAACTTCTTTTTCTGTCTCTGAATATACAGCGATCTTCTTCGGTTCGCGATATCCGACAGATTCTTTACGTCGAGTCCTGTCGCCATCGTATTCTTCCATATACTCGCGAGGATTACGGTTCTCTCGGGTATCAACGCATAAATCTCCGACTATGCTTCCGAAGTCTTCATTTTTTAGAATATCCTTAATGTCTGGCATATACTTTTCTCTTAAAATATAAAACGCCTAACATTACTTCGTTATTTCTCTTATAAATCTTATCACATAATAAATGGCAAAACTAAGGAAGATTATGGGAAAATTGCGCTAAGATTCTCAAAATAGTCCTTGATTTATTTTTTCCAATGTATTTAAATACTTTTGAGTCGCATACTTATTAATGATAGAAAATCCTCCATTGACATCTAGAATAATAAATTTGGACCTATTTTTATATATAGGATGCTTGGCATCAATTATTGTTATATTACTATCAGGTATATATTCTTCAAACTTTTCAAGGGGAGTATAATACTTATTTATATCGTGAATTATTGATTGGTATTTCATAACTTGTTCCTTATTAACAATGTATTCATAACCTTCAACTTCACCGAATACTCTAAAACAATCCTGATACTCAAATAAAAATAAAATTCCACCTTCTTTATGAGATGGTCCTAATAGTAATCCGCCATCTTTTGCGTCAATAATAAGATTCTGCTCATGTAACCTTTTAATTTCTCTTAGAGATATACGTTGTTGATAATAATACATGTTTTTTCAACAAAAGTAAAACAGGTATATCATATTTACAAATATTTGTGGCAAAAACTCTTTTATATGTGTTATTTGAAACTCTATATGATTTATATTCAATATTATAATATGAAATTATCCACGTCCTACTTTACGAGTAGACACTTTGAATTTTAAACCTAATGATTCTGCGAACTCCGCAAGGATTGTCATGCCATCCGGCGCATCGTCATGAGCATTGTCACCCTCGCGCTTGTAGCTTGTTAATGCTTTCATGAAACGACCGTAGTCTGATCCTTTGGCGTATTCTGATTCATCAAGGAAAGCGCAATACCTCTTTATCCAACCGGCCTTCATAATAATTCGTGTTGGTTTGTGCTGTGTAGTAGGACGGGCTTGTATGGTGCAGGCTTTCTTTTCCGCTGTTACCAATTTACGGACATGGATAGCAAATATGCGTCCACCGTTGTTTGACTCGATACGCATTTGATCGCATCCCGTATCTATAACCATTTGAGCCAAACGAGGCTCTGTTATTTCTACAGGATCCTTGGTGAAAAGAACATCAGTGATAAAGTATTTGGGACCGAATACCTTTGCGAATGGTGCGCAAAAATCATCATCTCCCTTGTCTGCCGTATCACAACCACCGATAACACCGTCAGGTTTCTTTCCTGCGATATCAGCACTTTTAAAACGCATGAGAGCAGATTTAGGGAATAGTAACCCTTTGGCCTCGAACGGTTCCTGCATATATTCGGCCATCCAAATACTTTCGTCGGTTTCAGAACGTAGTTCCTGGTAATATTCCGTAGTATGTACATCGGCGCAGAAAGTTTCGTCGTTCTCATCCAGCGCAGCAATACGAATGATTTCATTGTACTTGCCGGCTTCTTCCATACGTCCGAGGACATCACTAGAAGACCAGCGGGTACCAATGTCAATCATACAGCAGCTTCCCTCAATACGTGAATCGTGCGTACCTTGTTTCCAAGACCATACCTTCTCGTTATTATTGTCGGATAACGCATCTTCCAGGCTCTTGTATAAGTCGTCGGTCATGGCAAGCATTGATGCACCGAAACCGATCACGGTGCCGCCAACACCACCACCGAAATAAGATACCTGGCGAGCGCCTTCCACATTCCAACTCTTCACATTCTGTTTATCACCTTTCAGATGAATATCAGGGAATATCTCTTTATATCGTTTCGACTTAACTATATCACGGGTATCATACGAAAGTTTGTTGTATAGAGTATCAGAACAACAATTACGCATTACGGATTCTTCCGGAAAGTGACCGTACATCCAAGCTATGAAAAGAGATGATATATAAGACTTACCGGCACGCGGCGGCATGCTGACAGCAAGACGGTAGATTATACCAGCAGAATATGATTCATACACACGCATGAACGCTTCTGCGACCTTCTTTAGGAACAGACGTTTAGAGAAAAACTTCGGATCATAGTACAAACAGAACGCCCAAAAGTCTTTCTTTGATATTCGTTTGCGGAGTATGGTAGCAGCCTTTGCTTTACGAATCAATATTTGTCTTTTACTCTTCTTCTTTGCCATCAATTATAGCCTGTAGTTGTTCGTCACTCAATCCTTCCAGTTCATCACCAAGGTTCACATTTGCATCAACTTCTTTTTTGTCTCTCCATTTCTCCGGTTGCCGGTTCTTCAGCCAGAATATAGCGGCTGTCGTATCAGGTGGGTAATGTTCAGTATATTCCTTTGAGTCTGTTATTCTTCCTTCAGATGTTGCAAATTTTGTTGCCTTACAGGAATAACCGATAGCACGATTATATAGCCGAGATGCAACGTTAGCATCCGCAATATTCTTTCCTTTTTTTAGGGACTCAAGAAATTCGGGATAGTCTTTTTTCCATTTGTTTAAGGTTTGCTCTGAAACAGAGAAGAATTCGGCGAGCTCTTTATCTGTTGCACCCAACAAACAAAGCTTTAGAGCTTGATCGGCATACTCTATTCTGTATTCTGATTTACGCCCTCTTTTCTTCTTCTCGGCCGGATTCTTCTTCTCTGTCATAAACTATAACTAACTAAAACTAAAATGAAATAACCCATTCTTTAACTTGAATAATCTTCTATAATCAAAATATAAAGAAGGGCTATCTTTTACAATCTTCTGGAATTATTTTGGGAACAGCATTATTCCAATTAATACTATGATGTAAGCGTTTGTACACGCTTCCCATTGGGCGTATCTTTGTACAAGAAGGAGCATACATAATTGTGTAGAAAGACTTAACATAAGTCCCACTATCCAAATAGATATCAGTCATTCCGCCATTTGATTGTTGGGTTGTTACTTGATTCAGTGAGACATGAGGTATCTGAAAAAACAAATTTCCTCTGCTACCCAGTAAGGTATAAGTGTTTACATCTTCATTAATTTTACCAAAAAACTTAAAAGGCATGTTTGTATCACAGATAAATGAGTTCATAGCTTTCCGTTTAAGTAATTCACCACGAACTATATTATTCTGCTTTCCTCCGATAAAATCTCCTCTTTGAGCTAATGCAACAGCTAAAGCACCTGTTTTATTCTTGAAATCAATTAGAGCATCAAGTACTTTATCAAGATTGATAATGTTTTTCTGCTTCATTTCACCGTATTGATTATAAGTGTATGAGAATTCCGTATAATCATCATCTAACTCAATAAAATATTGGTAGCCTTTTTCTTTTGCTATTTCAAAAGAAGCATTTCTCGCATAAATAATAGCTCGACGATCATTGAAGTTATCACCCTCATCTGTTTCTGATGCTATTTCTTTTTTGTCGAATACATATATGTTTTCGTAGTTTTTGCGATAACGATCTATCTTCAGATCTTCATTATCTAATACTATGATAATATCACCTGTATATCCACATTTCCGTAATGTTTTTACTGTATGTACATTGTCTGGACGCCCATGTGTAAGTATCAATGCAACGAAGCTATTATTTTTCATCATTGCTATAATCCTCCAAATATGAGTCTGACAATTCTTTCTTTAAACAAACATATCCTAGTTAAATAGCTTTATTAAAATCTATAATGACAAGAGCTGAATTTTCCATTAAATTTTGAATGATGTTGTTTGAATGAGCATAAAATTCAGCAATTTTTCCATAATCGAAAACAATGTGCCTTGAAGCTGCAATCTGAAGAAAATCTTTAGTCTGCTTGTCTAAATTACACTCCTGAATTTGTTTCATCAGACAATTGTAAGTTTCAAGATTATAGAGTTCTGATATTGCAGGTTTATTGCCAGTCGGTGTGTAGATTGGGGATACTATTTTTTTTGTATAAAGATTATTATCTTTCTCATCGGCAGAATTAAGGATATCAGTCGAAAGTTCGATCTCGTCTACTGAAAACTCCCAATCATTCAATATATCAGACGAGAAGTTTTCTATCACTAACTTCCAATCGAATTCAGAAGTATCGGAAGTATGATTGTCCGCTAAGGCTAGCAGTTTTCTCTTTTCATCTTCCGTAGATAAGTCTTTGCGTTTAATAACAATAAGCTCGGTACCGTCAGACTCTACAACACGCACTTTGAGACCTAACTTTTGAGCTTCTTCATAGACGCCGTTTCCAGCGATTAACACATTATCACGGTCGGCCAATACGGACCGACCAGCTCCACATTCAACAAGGCTTTTGTGGATAAGCCGCTTGTTTTCGTCCCCATGGATACGATAGTTCCGGGGATCAATCTTAATTTCTACTTTTTCTTCCATGACCAAGGAATTTCAATTAAAATATAGATTCCCCGGCTATTTTCTTTCTAATAAGTTCTTGTACTCCGTTATATATCTCATATAGCTGCTTTAATGTCTCCGGGCCTTCCCATTCAGAGAAATTTCCATCCTGGAAGAAATGAAACTCAAACACTTGTGCAGCTAAATCTCCGAGTTCCAAGCTTTCAAATGTATCTCTTACTAAATGCAGCCTGTCTAATATTTCAGCATTTCGATCTACTGAATCACCTGGAATATCCTCGATATCAAGCCTCGAATAATCTACATTATCATCCACTGGTAGAGGTTTGTATCTACTCCGGTACTGTGAAGTAGGAGAGGATGCGTTCAACTTTATCATCTTCAAAACAAAGAAATCAAGCTCTGTATAGCCATTTTTCTTTGTGTCGAGTAATTTATCAAGTAGCTTGCTTTGCTTCTGAAGGAGCGAACATATGACCTCATTTAGGACATCTGTTGCCTCGTCTGAAATACCAGCAAGCCCACAATGATACAAAGAGTAATCAAGCCAGCGTTCGTAGCGTTTAGTTATGTAATTATTTACTGCTTCACTTGCCATAATTTTAATTTTTTAAATTAAGTATGACATAGCTGTCTCTTATACAC